ATCGCGGCGATGAGGTAGCGCAGCTAGCAGACTCAATCGGCCTGCCGCTTTTACCATGGCAAGATTTTGTAATCCGCGACATGACCTCCGTAGACGAGGCGGGTATGTTTATAAGAAAAACTAATCTTGTACTTTGTGCCCGGCAACAGGGTAAGACTCATCTCGCTCGTATGATGATGCTCGCGCACCTGTATTTATTTGACTCTAAAAACGTAATTATTATGAGCTCTAATAGATCGATGGCTTTAGACACCTTTAGGCAAGTGGCCTACGCTATCGAGGATAACGAGGGGCTAAGCCGGGCCGTTAAACAGATCCGGTTTGCTAATGGCACCGAAAGTATAGAGCTTAAAAACGGCGCTCGCCTTGATGTAGTAGCTGCGACCCGTGACGGCTCACGCGGTCGTACCGCAGACCTGCTATACATTGATGAGGTACGTGAGATTAGCGAGGAGGGCTTTAGAGCTGCAACGCCTACGACTCGTGCCCGGGCCAATGCTCAAACCTTGCTTACCTCTAACGCCGGTGATGCCTTTAGCACGGTGCTTAATGATCTACGCGAGAGAGCTTTAAGTTTTCCTCCTAAGACCTTTGGCTATTACGAGTACTCAGCTCCTCAGTTTGCAGCTCTTACCGATCGCGATGCGTGGGCTATGGCAAACCCGGCACTCGGATATACGGTAACGGAGCAGGCGCTCGAGGAGGCGGTGGCTACGCAACCAATCGAGACGACTAAAACAGAGCTCTTATGCCAATGGATCTCGAGCACTCAAAGCCCTTGGCCTCATATGTCGGTAGAAAATGCCGGAGACAAGGATCTAAAATTGTCACCGGGACCCCTTACTATTTTTGCCTTTGACGTGGCACCGTCGAGGCGCGACGGCTCGCTCACGATGGGCCAAGTCTTACCCGATGGCCGTATCGGTGTTGCGGTCCTTGAGATCTTTCACTCGGACGTATCTATCGATGAGCTCTTTATGGCCGATCATATTGCCAAGTGGTGTAAAGACTTTTACCCTCGGACCGTTTGCTACGACAAGTACACGACCGCCTCAATCGCCAAGCGCCTCGAAATTAACGGCGTACACATAACCGACATATCCGGGCAAAAAGGGTATCAGGCTAGCGGGGACTTACATCAAGCTCTATCGAATAATAAACTCGTACACTCGGGGCAGGATGAGCTCGTGGCACATATGCAAAATTGCGCGGCGAAAGAAAGCGACGCGAGTTGGAGATTAGTACGGCGTAAATCCGCCGGGCCAATCGATATAGCTATCGGCCTATCTATGATCGTCCATGTCCTTAATCAGCCGATGGGCGAGGCAAAAGTTTACATCTAAGACACGACACGTAATACCTGATTTTATGCTTGACATTTTGAGAAAATCCCTCCTATGGGATTACTCCAAACTCTAGGGCTCAAGAGCTCCGATAAACCTCAGGTAGAGGCTCAGTACGCACCTGCCGTAATGGATACTACGTACGGTTATGGATCATTTAATACCGGTAATTTTGGATATAACGGCGTAGGTATCGATCGTAATTTTGCACTCTCCGTTAGTAGCGTTGCACGTTGCCGTAATTTAATCGCCGGAGTTATTAGCTCTATTGATTTATCTCTATACAAAAAATCTACCGGCGAAAAGTTAGGCTCCCCTGTTTGGTTAGAGCAGCCGGATATCCGCCAACCTCGCAGCGTTACTATTGCGGCAACCGTGGACTCACTAATTTTTTATTCGGTTGCATATTGGCGCGTTACATCTTTGTACGCCGATGATGGTCGTCCATCTGGGTTTGAATGGGTCGCTAATAATCGCGTTACATATACGACTAATCAATACGGTACAGAGATCCAAGATTATTTTGTAGACGGTAATAAAGTACCTATGGGCGGTATTGGCTCGCTGCTCACTTTCCAATCACTTTTGCCTGGTGTATTACAATCCGCAAGTACAACTATAAAAGCCGCTTACGACGTACAACGTGCGGCGGCTATTAGTGCAGCTACACCTATGCCTACAGGTATCCTAAAAAATAATGGCGCAGATTTACCGGAGTCTCAGATACAAGGACTACTAGCAGCTTTTAAGAGTGCTAGACAAAATCGCAGCACCGCATATTTAACAAGCACTCTTGAGTATGTGCCTACATCTTTCTCACCTAAAGACATGGCCTACGCAGAATTTTCTCAGTACCTCGCTACCGAAATTAGCCGCGCGATGAACGTACCGGCGTACCTAATTAGTGCGGACATGAATAACTCAATGACGTACCAAAATATTTTAGATGGTAGAAAAGAGTTTGTAGCGTATTCGTTGCAGCCTTACATCTCAGCTATTGAGGATCGCCTCAGCATGAACGACGTAACAAACGGTGCTAATCAAGTGCGTTTTGCGGTAGACGATACGTTTTTACGTGTCGATGCTAAGGATCGCTTAGATATTATCGAGAAAATGTTAAACCTAGATTTAATTAACGTAGAGCAAGCTCGCTCTATGGAGCAACTAACACCGCTAGGAGATACAAGTGCTACTAACGTTTAGTCAAGAGATCCAAGCCGCAGATACAGAGCGTAGGATCGTATCCGGACTCGTTGCACCATATGGCGAGATCGGACACACATCCGCTGGCCCGGTAATGTTTGAGCGCGGCTCAATTACATACGCTGAGGCAACAGATATTAAATTACTTATGCAGCATCAAGCTGATAAGCCGGTAGGTCGCGCTATTTCATTTAGCGACTCAACAGAGGGCGTATACGGATCCTTTAAGTTATCGAGCAGCACTCGAGGACAAGATGCGCTCGTATTAGCTCAGGAAAACCTAGTAAGCGGCTTATCCGTAGGGGTCGATGTTACGGCCTCTAAGCCTATGGGTGATTACCTGTTAGTAACGGCGGCGGTCCTCAAAGAGGTAAGCCTCGTAGAGAGCGCGGCCTTTTCTAGCGCCTCCGTAACTGATATTGCAGCAGCACGAGCAGCGCTTGAGGCAGCTACAAGTACAAAAGAAAAAACTACAACTATCTCTACGACGATCGTAGAGGTCGAAACCGAAACTGAAAGCGAGGAAGCTGTGACTACAGCCCCTGAAAATACACCGGAGGATACTCCGGTAGATGCACCGGCAGAGGCTGAAAAAGTCGAAGCCGCTCGTAAGATCATCCGACCATCCGTACTAGACTCTCAGAGAGTACGTACACCGATTACATCTATGGGCGCTTATACAGAGCACAAGATTAAGGCAGCTCTAGGTAACGAGGACTCAAAGCTTTACGTAACCGCAGCCGATGATAGCTTCGCTACTAACCCTGCATTTAATCCAACTCAGTACCTAGCAGAATTTCCAACGAATACTCGTTTTGGTACGCCTGCTATTGATGCCTGCTCAAAGGGAGTTTTGCCTAATAGCGGTATGACTATTAACGTCCCATCTTTGGTTACATCCGCAGGCGGCGGTACAGGCGTAGCACCTGTAGTAACCGTTGAGGCAGAAGCCGGAGCCGTTGCTAATACAGGCATGGTTACGGAATATCTAACCGGTACAGTATCAAAGTACGCCGGCATGAATACTCTAAGCGTAGAATTGTTAGAAAGATCAGATCCTAACTTTTACGCAGAGCTTACAAATCAGCTACAAAATGCTTACTTAACTACTCTTGACACTACAGTACTAAACGCACTTATCGCGGCTGGTCAATATAGCTCAGGATGCGATGCAAGCTCAGACGGTATTATTGAGTTTGCCTCAGACTCAGCTCGTAAGATCTACGAAGCTACAGGTTATTTTGCTAATAACTACGTTGCCAATGGATCACAATGGCAGCTACTAATGGGATCGACCGATAATACCGGGCGACCAATTTACTCAGCATCTCAGCCAATGAACGCAGGCGGTCTAGTGCAGCCGGGATCTATTCGAGGCAACGTACTCGGACTCGATCTCTATGTAGATAAAAACTTTACCGCTACGACAACGATCGACGACTCAGCCGTAATCCTTGCACCTGAGGCTTTCACGGTTTACCAATCACCTACGGCGTATATGTCAGTAAACGTAGTATCAAACCTACAGGTACAAGTAGCTATTTACGGCTACATGGCAACTATCGCAAAAATGCCTAAGGGTATTGTTAAGTTTAACCTTAACTAAATAAACCACTAATAGTCGGTACCCCTCTTAGCCCTTTGAGGGGTACCGGCCCTAGTAAGTAAGGAGAA